AAGAAGGGCGACGAGGATGAACCCCGCCGCCGCTCCGACCATGATTCCACCGACAAATAGGATCATAAATACCCCCATCGGCTCTAATTTAAATTGTCCTATAAAAGCTAGACATCAATGTTCATTGATGCGCTTTTCGATCTCCTCGGCGCTCAGATTTGCTATCGAAAAACTGTACCTGTTCGGGATTACATCATCTACCGAGATTCCGAAAAACTTGGCGATAATGATCCGAATGTCTTTGCTATCCAGTTGAACAGTTAGTTTCATTCGTAAACCTCGCCCGTGATGATCTCATACTCTTCTGCCGTGATCCAGCCCTTGACTACAGCGTTCCGAACCATCGTCTTGTTCCACAAACCGGAATCGTAATACTGCTTGACCTTTTTAAATTTCGGACTCATCTGCGATACCCTCCTCTTCGGTCGGGATGTCTACATCGCACATCATGGCGATGTAGTCGATATTAGCAGCGTTCCGCTGTTCCGCTGCAAGAGCGTTCTCAAGTTCCGCTTTTTCAGCTGGCGTCATATTCGCCCTTTTGATGTTGACCATTGTCAGCCCTCCATAACTCTGCGTAGAATCTGTCCATCCGTTGCAGGAGATGCCAACTGTCACCCTTCGACGCATGGTTACGCCATGCGGAATATGCCATATCTACATTTGCGCGTGGGACTTCTCCGCGCTTTGATTTTGCAACTAGCCGACGCAATTTTCGCCGTTGCGATTTAACTCGTTTCGGGTCAATCAGCATAATGGTTTTCCCTGTGTCCGACAATCGAAAACGAAAACCTAGAAATTGGATGCCGTCAGACAATGGGTAAACGAGAGTTTTCTTTTCATTAATGCTAAACCCTAACCCAATGATGTACTCGTACAGTTCATGCAAAAATGATTCAGCCTCTTCTTTTGTGTGAAATATGGCAAGAAAATCATCCATGTACCTCAAATACAAATGCGCGTGAAGCCGTTCTTTTGCATAATGATCCATGCCATCAAGCACAGATATTCCAGCAATCTGAACTAATTGGCTGCCCGGACTATATCCGCGATCTCCGCCATACTGCCCACGAAGAATATCAACCACTCGTCTGAGCGCCCAGTCAGGCAAATGCTTTGCGTACGTTTCTTCCGTCAAACGATGAGGCATAGAATCATAGTAGGCATGTATATCGAACTGCGCCACATAGCCGTTTGTACCGTATTTTCGGTAATGTTTATGCAAAAACTGCTTCAGCCGATTTCTGGCTGCGTCTGTCCCTTTGCCTTTTTGGCAGGCATAATTGTCGTAGATAAAGCCATTGCTCATTAAAGGATAAACAACGTTGTCATTAAGACTCCTCTGATAAACACGGTCGCGGAATGCGATGGACACAATCTCCCGCGCCTTTGGATACGTTACGCTGAAGTGCTTCGGGGCGGCTGGTCTATACGTTCCATCGCGTAAATGATCGCTCAGGTTGATAGTCCGTTCAACCCCACGGAGGACAAAAGAGGCAACAGAATCTTTCCAGATAACGCCACACCTGCATTTGTGCATGGATTCGTACAGCGCGTCAAATCCAATAACGTCCTCGTCTGTCAATTATAAATCTCTCCCATGCAATTAACCGATCCGGCGCGAACGTCGTCGGTGTCATGGTCGTATTGTTCGCTAATAATAGCAGGGATTTCGGCTCCTTGCGTCATTTTGCTGCTCCGAGCCAAATCTACGATAAGGCTTGCACGGAGCTGGATAGATGCAATCCGGGGCGGGCGTATTCGCGTTCGTGGCGTTGTTGTTGTTGGCGTTGCCCGACGTGTTCACATTCCACACGTTGTTCGCGTTGCCTCGATTGGCAGACCGCAGACGGACGTTCTGGGTACAGCCTACATCCCTATGCTTACGGCTTGAGCCGTTTAGCATCACTGTCGTGCCATGCGCGTATTTTGTTCCTAACGTTCAGCGTCTTTTCCATCCAATAAATGGTGCGCCTCGTTTCAAGATGAAAAAGCGGTTTTGCTATATTGATATATGCGGCAAGTCTATTGCATAAGTCAGCCGCTTCAGCTTCCAACTTGATCCTTCGCGCATAACGTTCTTCGCTTCCCGCAACCCGGATATTATTCGCCTCCCAACATAGGCAATGAATATCTATCACGCAGTCACGGATTTTTTCGACGAAGCTTTTTTGATCTAGTGGAAAATGCTTTTCGTTTGCTGTAATTTTCAACGTGTAATTGCATAAATCGCACGTTAACACATTAATTTCAAGTACACCTTCGTTACGCGCTGGCTGTGGTACTGACATCGTTTCCCCTGTTCACCCGCCCCTTGCGGGGCGGGATTATTAGATTAGCAAATGACGCAAGCCGGGGCGGGCGTCGCCGCGGACGCGGCGTAGGTGCCGCCGGCGTAGCCCGACGCGTACACAAGCCACACGTTGCTCGCGTTGCCTCGATAGGCAGACCGCAGACGGACGTACTGGGCTGATGCGTGGTTTGAAATGAGATACCGGATATGCAGCGGGTTCGTGCTGTACTGCGCATCAGGAGTATCGTTGCCGCCCAAACGCTCCTTCCAGTACGGCCAATATTTGCCCTCCACATTAGCCAACTGCGGCGCGATATATTCCTGCTCCAGCGATGCCAAGAAGAACCTGTCCAGCGTATCTTCGGTCGTACCGATGTCAGTATCAGATTTAGTATTGAGTGCCGTAGTGACCTTGACCGGATTGACGATAGCCAAGAAATCCTCTGGCAGACCCGCCATAAACCCACGCATTGACGCTGTTTGCTGCGCTACGCGATCAAACGGATTCTGAGCAGACCACCATGATCCAGACGCTGCGCTACTATTGAGCCATTGACGCATTGCGCTCTGACTCCAGCGGTTATATCCATACGCAGCGCGGTGTAGATTGTTAATGCCGCTTGTTGAGTATTTAATGTTACTCGTCATCGTACCGAGGTCAGTTCCACCTGTTCCTTCAGAAACAGCAACACCGGACTCAATCGGTGTAGTAGTCGCGCCATCCGCGAAGGTATACACCTTCCAGTTTGCGGGAGCAACGTCAGGCGCACCCCATACATAGAAATTAGTATCATTTGCAATACAGATCATGCCACCCTCTGGGATGGCAGACGCGAGAGTAAACTCATACGATTTGCCGCTAACGACATTCGTTCCCCAATTTTCGCCAAACGAGAAATGGTATGTCCCCGCCGCCAACCCAGACGCAGCAACATAAATTGCTTCAGACGCATCAAACTGTAACCACGGCAATGCCCAATGCGATTGCAACCACAGGCCGGGGACAGTATCACCATGCGCATTAACCACGGGCGCAATATCAACAATGTCCCACGGCATATCATACTCATGGCTGCCATCGGAATCCCATTTGGTCACGATTTGGTCGCCAATGCGAAAAACCTTATCTGCGATTCCATCCCGAACTATATCAAGGATGTCGTGATAATTTTCAAACTGATTCACTTGTTCGCGGACTATAGTGCCAACCGCCTTTTCAATACGGAGTAGCGTCGCTTCCGTTCCGACTTTTCCCATGTTTTATTCCTCCTCGTCAACCTGACAGAGATCGCCGTTTTCGTCGATATAAAAACCTAGATGATAATCTGCATCTTCCTCGTCTTTGGAAGTTATATGGCTCTTTAACTGCGAGAGATCTTCCTGCGCAGCCGTGTCTTGTAGGTCGTATGTAGTGCCACCAACTTGAACTTGGTCAAGATAATCATTCGGCAAATTCGGTCACTCCTTTCCAAATCACCATTGAATAAAAACGCTTACTCATCGTTTCTTCCCCCTTATTTAACGAGGTCGGATAGTTTCTTTTTCGTGTCGCCGAATTGCAGTTCGGTGAAGCGTCCCGCAATTGCGTCATACTCATAAGCGCACAGCCGCACGACAATATCAACGCCAATCCGTTCGTCCATTACGTGGGCGACATCGCCGATGTCATAGATGCCTTCAATATCCACCGCGCCCCTGATGGTATAATTGACAGACGGAACACAATGCGCCGCCAGATAAGCGTTTGCTTGTGTCTCAAGGTCGCCGCGAAGCGCGGAATTATATGCCGCGTCGGTTTCATAACTTTCGCGTTCGATGTCTTGAGTAAACTGCACCACTTTTCTGAATGGGTTTGCGTATTGTGTTTGACTACTGATGGCAGACAGCGTCAAGTCATCCTTGCCCACCGGGATTAGCACCGTCACCACGTTCGACCAATCGTATTCCGCGCTTATCTCTTTCAAACCGCGCCGATACACGATATTCGCGCCGTGGTCGGTGTAGATCGGCGGGGAAAGCGTGATTGAATAGTTATTACGCACCCATTCGCCGCCCCACAACTCCCGGATCTTTTCAAGGCCTTCCTGCAAACTGACCTTCGTCACGTAGAAAAACTGTTTCCCGCCGATGGTTGTGGCAAAAGTGAATATATCTGCGCTTGGGGCGGCTGCACTTTTTAGGTCTGAAAATGCTGTTGTTGCGTATCGGTTGCTGGTCAAAGATCCCGCGCTAGCAACGTAATAATTCTGTGCGTCAAACGAAACATGACGGCAAACGGCGTTTATTTTCGTCCCCGTAAATGTCGGTTTAACAACCCGGAAAGCTTGTCTCCCGCTGGGTGTATCTACGGCAATTATCCGGTTGCCTTGCACATACTCTTTTTCAGAGTTCGGACAGACGAGTGTCAACGTATAGTCGCCGTTTATCTCATTTCGCACCCGTGCGGAAAAAGGACGAAGAACAGCATCACCGTTTGAAGTATAAACCGTATCTCCAGCCGCAAAGGAACATATCATTTACTCACCTTCCGTCGGAGGTGTGAATACAATTTTGTGGTCGGACACCGTCACACTATAAGCTGCGCTGGTTGCGACTTGCGCGGCAAGTTCAGCCGCTTCTTTCGCTGTTTCTGCGCGTTCCGCAGCCGTCCCGGCTGTTTTTTCGATCAAAATTTTAGTTAAAGCAATCTCAGGAATATTCATGTATCCTCACCTCCGACCTGTTTCCAGCTGCCGTCAATGCCCTTCTGCCACATCTTGGTAACATCCTCAAGGAAGGCAAAAGATCCAGCGTCACAAGTGGGCAGGGTTGCGAGGTCAGACGCGGATTGGATCATAAAAGTCCGTTCGTTCGAAGTTGTACTACCTTTTTCTACCCAAGACATCGTGATTCCCCCTTATGTAGTCGGTAGAGTAATGACCAATTTATGGCCTGATACAGTAGCAAGCCCAGAAACAGACGTTTCAAGGCTTGTTATGCTTGATTCTGCGGTATCCAAACGGTCATCCAGCCCGGAAATGCTCGATTCTGCGGTATCCAGACGGTCATCGAGCGCACTGATCGCGTCTCCCGTGGCTTTCGCGTCTGCGCTGTCTCCTTGGATGGAAAGCGTCGGATCTACAGCGTGTTCGCCGTCTGCGCCTTTAAGGATGGCTATTTGGATATTGCCGAAAACGCTGCTTTTCGTTTTGAATCCGATGGTATCAATCGGGGACGCAATAGAAAAGTCCATCGTTTCCATTTACGTTACCTCCCCGACCTCGTCAACCAGCGTGATCATGCCCCTCATGACCGTAAACACATCATCCCCGGCTTCAATCCGCAAGTCGTAATAGTATGACCGAATTTCTGCGGACGCTGTGTCCTGCGGGTCTACATGAACATAATAAAGACCGTCGCCGTCGTTCGTGATGCCGTCCCCAAGGGTTTTCTGAAAGACAAAGTCCGCCGAATCGTATGTCGGTTTCATGGAAAAATACGCCCCGGTCAGATCGTCATCATAGTCAAGCAGTTTGAAGTTGAACGCGAGGGTATCCCCGCGAACGTGAAAAAGGTTCTTTTCTTTCGTCACGTTGATTCCCCCTTAGATCCATCTAGAATATTCAGAGACAACAAATTCCGTAAATGTCCCGGTCATTGAAATCGTATTTATTCCGGGTTTAAGATGAAGGTTTTCATAATTCCCAGTACATAAGCGGTTTGCAAGTGAAGTCCCGCTGTAAGCTTGCATTTTATTTGTGTCAATAATAAGATCTGTTGCTTCGCTTGCGCTGATCACGACCGGGGCATTGTCATTCACTTTAATAGTGCAACTTTGCGCACCTTCTATTGTGTAAACAGGGGCAGAAATAGTATTTCCGCGGTTGTTTACCAGTACACCAGCAGCCCCGGAACTTGATGCTTGAATTTGGAAATTGTTGAATTTCAAGTTGTTGATGATTGCCCAGAAATTATGATTTTCATCTTGGTTAACCCCAAACATAATTCGGAGGTAAACATAATTTGCAACAAACGCTTCGCTTACGGTCAACGTAAGATGAACTGTTCCGGGTTCAGTAACAACAATACATTGCTTAGACGAGTATTGGAAATCGTACCCGGCAATATATTCGTTAGTTTCAACAACACCGCCAAGATCCGTTTCAGAAATACCGAACAACATACCACCGTCAACAATTTCGCCGCTTTCAATCGTAAGATAGACATCGTATGTCCCCGGCAAAATCATTGCAGGTGTTTCCATCTTGTATGAATTTGGATATGGTAACGGTGCGCGGTATATTATTATGCTGCCTTGTTGCTGCCTAATATACGCGCCCTTTTCGCAAGAAAGCGTATATTCACCGTTGTTATAACCCCATTGAAACCAATCTTCTGATCGCGTCATTGCAAACGGAAGTAAAGGGGTGGCACAATTCAAAACTATTGAAGCCGGGATGTGTATTTCTGGTACAACGCTGTGCTTGTACGGTTGAACGTGGAACACGACATCAGCCTCGCGGAATTTCCGCAGACGGTCAAGCGAAAAGCTTTCAACGATAGTATAGTCATAGACTTTATCCGGCTCATTGGAAAAGATCACCTTACCGGACGAATTAAAGTATTCGACAATATCATCTTCGGCATAAACCCCGCGAAGGCCGATCTTTACCGTTCGATCATACCCGGAAAAGCCAAGGGGCGTGATGATGTCACCATCACGCCCGTCAACCTCGTCAAGTTGCACCCGCATTGGCGGCTTCACAACCGGGGGCAACGCTTGAATCATCAACCCCGCTACTTCGGTGCTTTTCTTGCCATTGAGGATAATGAAATTCAATTTTTCACCCCCTTATCCGTAAACCAGCCGCGTAACGGTGTTATCAACAAACCGTCCAGCCACCTCATCATCAAGGACAATTTTGACGCTTCCCAACGCCTTCTTGAAAGCGTCAACCATGTCAGCCATTCCGGTTTCCTGACGGTTTTGTTGTGCGGCTGTGGCAAGTGAAACGCTGCGCGGCTGAATTTCCGAACTGTAATAGTTAAGCGACCTATTTACAACGCTCTTATCGTCCCGGCCTTCGTATCCAGCCGCAAAACTTTCCGCGACTTCTTTGCCAATGGTTTTGAAAGTATCTTTGTAAGATCGTGCCTTTTCAGCCATTGCATCACAAACCTTTGCGACAGCGTCAACGCACGTTCCGCTTTTGCCTTTAAACCCTTCGGCAAGACCTGATCCCATTGTTGAGCCAGCGGAACTAAAACTTGACTTGTAACCGGATGCCGCGTTGACCATTTTCCCGACAATGTTCGTGACGGCATTAGCGCAAGCGGTCGCCGCTGTGCTTACGCCTTCGCCAAGTGCCGCGCCATATTGCTGACCATACGAAGCAAGCGTTGACTTGTTGGTCTCCAACACGTTTTTAATTGCGGTGAGAATGTTATTAATGGCATTAACGGCGGCTTGTCTACTTGCGTCGATACCGTCTTTAAACCCCGTCATCAGGATCTTCGCGGCGGCTTTAAACTCCGCTGACTTGCTGGTCACTCCGCTTGTCATGGCATTAACCACGGCATTCATGGCTTGCTTGGCAATATCCGAATTATTGACCATTGCCGCTGCAATCGTATCAATAATGGTTTTGCCATCGTCGCCCATGTTCGCGCCTTCGGTCGGAACAGCATCTTCAAAACCTTTTGCAATGCCTTCGGCAATAGGCTTACCAACTTCAGACGCGGCAAGCGTTGACGGCGAATGAATGCCGAACGGGTTCTTGATCCATGTCATGAAGTTGTCGGCTGTTTCCTGCGCCATGCTTGCGATATTTGCCGGGGTGCTTTTGATGCCTTCCCAAATACCGTTCAAGATGTCCGCGCCGATCTGTTTCAGATCCCCAAGTTTTGCGGTAATCGCGTCACCGATTCCCTTAATAACCTGACCGATCTTGTTCGGAATGTCCGCGACGAACTCACCCAAGCCAGCCCAAAGCTGTCCGAGCATCCCCAAACCGTAAGTTTTCAGCGTTTCGACCTTTGCGATAATTGCCGTTCCGATTCCCGTGATGATCTCCCCGACCTTCGTCGGAATCTCCGCTGTAAAATCCTTAAACTTGCCCCACAAGGACATCAACATTCCATAGCCATAAGTGCCGAGCGTTTGCGCCTTTTCGCTTATTGCCGTGAAAATGTTTGAAACTACCTGACCGATCTTTGACCCAACGCTGTCAAGGAATATCGGCATATCATCCCAAAGATGGCGGAGCATCAAAAGCCCTTGTGCCGCTAATACAGACCCGCGTTCAGATACCGCACCGGGGATCTTTGAAATTATGCTCCCGATCTTCCCGCCGACCGTGTTCAGAAACTCCGGTAAGTTGTCCCAAAGATGACCAAGCAATATAAGCCCCTGTGCGCCAATAGCCGCAGCCTTTTCACGGATGACCGGGGAAATCTTAGAAATAATTTCGCCGATCTTCCCTCCGACCGTTGCAAGGAATTGCGGGAGGTTATCCCATAGATGCCCAAGAAGAACAAGCCCTTGCGCACCAATAGCAGCGGCTTTTTCGCGTAATGCTTCGCCAATCTTGCTGACTATCGGGGAAAGCCGCGTTTTAACCATTTCCCAGAACGTGCCGAGATTGTCCCAAAAGTGCTTCAAGAAAGCTAACCCTTGCGCCGCAATCACGGGAATCCTTTCACGGAGTGCTTCCATGATCTTCGATGCTATCGGCGCAAGCTTTGTTGTGATCTCGTTAAGCCATGTCGGCAAGTTGTCCCACAAATGGTTCAAAAGCGTTTTGCCAAAGTCTTTTACTTTTTCCGCCGTCCCCGCAATGTCAGTTCCCATTTGCGTCACAATGTCGGAAATAACTCCGGCGATAGTCGGCAAAAATTCGCCAAGCTTGCTCCAAAGATATTTTAGAAATTCAAGCCCCTTTGCGCCGACTTCCGGCATCCAAACCCTAAGAGAAGTGAAAATCTGGCTTGTAATATCACGAACGGCTTTCGCCGCCGAAGCGACAACCGTGGGCAGTTTTTCAAAGATCTTGTCAAGCAGTTCCTTGCCTTTGGTCGAAACTGTTGAAGCAAAAGAAGTCAGGTTTTCGCCTATTCCGTCAACTATTTTTCTGACCTTTTCGGGAATCTCTTTAAGGAAATCAGGCAGCTTTTCCCACAGTTTCCGCAGGAGTTCCATTCCTTTTTCTTTAAAGCCAGCCGCAAGATTCGCTATTGCAGGAATGACAACACCTTTTAACTCGCTAAATAGTCGCGGCACAACAGCAGCAAGTGCGCTACTCATGCCCATTACTATTTCAACAACACGCGGGACAATGTTCTTTGCCGCTGTAATGACCGAATCAACAAGCTGGTCGGACAGTTTATCAAGATCGGCGTTTTCTTCGGCAATGCCTGTCAATAGGTTCGACCATGCCGCTTTCACGGATGCCACAGAACCGGAGATCGTCTGGTCGGCCTCAAGTGCCGTTGTTCCAGTTATCCCCATTTCCTCCTGCACAACGTGAATAGCTTCGACAATATCGTCAAAGTTCTTAATGCTGAGTTTTGTATTT